TATATCACCATCATCTTTTGGAACGGTAAGTGCAAAATCCGTGCCACTACTTTGTTCATAGGCATAAGAATTGTATGCACCACGACTTGGAGTAATTTCAAACCCAAGTTTATTAGCAAGACCTGTCAGGTCATTGATAGTGCGGTAGTGATTATAGTTTGTCATGCTACATATCCTATTACAAATTGAACTAAATCTTCTTCTTGCAGATATATGTTATAACGTGTATATGTTTCATTTTGTTTGTAAACACGTGGTTTTACATAAAGACCTTCGCTATACATGTTTCCATACTTTGGTTCCCAATATTGAAAATATTTCCAACCCATATTATCCCTAAACCAACATTCAACATTGGCAGAAGTCAAGCGATCACCACGCACAGTAACACGATGGCTGTAGTGTTCAACCATCTTGTTACGCTTGTCTAACTTTGCCCAACGAATGTGTGGCGTTACATAACCGCCATCATATTTCATAAATCACCTTACTTCACTGATTTAAGAAGTATGGTATCACCGTTTAGACGACCTGTCAAGGCAATTTCTGTGGCACGAATACCATCCATGAACTTACGAAGTTGGATTTTACCCGCACCCATAAATGCCTTCATCTGTTCTTGTGGTTTGCGCAGTGTTTTTGCCACACTCAACTTTTTATCAAAGCCAAGAATAGTGCTGCCCTTGATGCCTAATACACCACTGCTCACAGCAGCCGTATACTTGCCAATCTTACGTGTCTTGGTGTTGTAAACCCACAATTCAGTGGCACCAATGATATCAGTAGGATTGATGGACACAAGGTTAAGTTCATCAAACTTTTGCAAGAACTTGACTTTCTTGACAAGTTTTTCCTTGCTCACGGGACGAGGCTTGCGAACCTTACGAACAGCAGCCTTTACATTGCCATAAGTCGTGAGCGCATCAAAAAGAGCCTTATACCATGTATCATAACGCTTGAACACTGCTTTGGACATCCAAGCATATGCTTCACGCAAGCAAGCATCGCCTTTCTTGTCTTGACCTTCAAGCAACTCTGCATACTGCTCTGCATACTTTTCACGAATACGAGAAACAAATGCTTGTGGCATATTCTGTTCACGGAAGTAAGCCATAAAATCAGGCACATCAGTCGCACCTTCCATCATTGCATCAAACATAACTTCCAAGTCGCCAATAGTATCGGATAACTTATCACGCAAGTGATCTTGCACGTTACGCTTGACAACTGGTTTTTCAACGACTTGCTTCTTTTCAGCAATACGAGCATTGCCATATGCCAGTAATTCAGCAATCTTTGTAGTGATAAACTCTGCATCATGTGCCATTGGCGCACCACGCAATATCATCTTGGAAACACTACCGATAGTAATGCCAACACGACTGTCTTCACATTCTGCAAATGCGGCAATTTCAGGCTTGCCCCACTTAAGATACTGCTGACCAAACTCTACAACATACTTGCGCATGTCAGCGGCAGTCATATAATAATTGTAAAAATATAGTGCATGCGTAATCTCCTGACGTAGCTTGTCAGGAGACCACTTTTTAGCATCAGTCCACACTGGTTCAGGACCAGTGAACTTTTCATCCATAAATTTAGGCTGACGAACAACCGTCTTTTTAGGTCTGGTCTTCAACATGAGTGCGGACTTAGCCATTCTTACTTCTCCAAATTGCGGTCACGGAAACCATAGTGTTGCGAAACATAATCATCATACTTGGCATCTATGCCATTGTCATAATCAAACCAACCACGGTTTTTGTAATAGTCATAACCGTAATCATATGTGCTGTCAACATATTTCTGCGTAGGTGCGGCTTCAAGTGCTTCTACCAATTGTGCTGTAGGAACACCATGATGCTTATAACCTTCTGTGCAAAGGTCATAATACGATGTGCTTGGTGTAAACTCATAATCTTGGTCAGCCATGCTATAAACCCAAGCAACATATGCTTCGGTTTCAGTCTGGACCAAAACACGCTGACGCAAATAATAAGAAGGGAAACTTTCTAAACGGTCAAGCGCAATCATGTCGCTTTCGCTTACTTCCCATAACACGCCGCAGACTGTGCTGCCTACGTCAATCTCAATATCGGCATGGTTACGAAACACAAGACGATAGTCGTTCAGATACGCAACACCTACCAATATAGCATCAGGGCAACGCTTTGCCATCTGATCAGGGTGGGTATTCATTCCGTATCCGAAATAATAACTGCGATATTCCATAATATTATACTTTCCTTGTAATTGGGCAGACCTTGCCCCAACGAGGGCATACATTGCCCTATAACGTAAAATACCATGGTTTAGAATTTTGTCAAGCATTATTTTTAATTATATTGTGGTTTAAAAAACCATTGACAAATGGCTAAATTATGATAGATTATGATAATGTTCTGGTTTTTAATCCTATCTTTGATAGTTATTGGCGGTCTTATAGTCCTTTATGTGGTAGAGGCTGTAATTGAACTTGACCAATGGATTGCAGATGCCCCTAACCGTGAGGCGGAAGAATATCGTGAACCTGTCAAAATTATGACACCGCCACCACAACCCAAGCCAGAATTTGTCAAAAAATTAACACCAAACCTTCAAAACTTTCCAAAAAGTGCCGAAGATGCAAAAGCAAAAATTGATAGATTGATGAAAAAAAGTGCTTGACAGTCCTGAAATATATGGTATTGTAATAATATAAGGTCAAGAGATGGAGAGAACAATGGTTTTTACAGGAAAACCCGCATATACCACCAAGAAATTGCGTGATTTGCAACGCCGTGGTTGGGCAATTAGCCGCAGCCACCGCCACCCTGACGGCACGACCACCTATGTCATGTCCTACGTAGGCAAAAAATAAACCTTGACAACCGCAAAATCTATGTTATTATAAGAATATAAGATGAATTGAAGGAGAGCGACATGGCTAAAGATAGCATGACTTTTGATCAATATCTTAATGAAATCTTCAATCTCAGTGAAATCAGCGAAATTCCTGGCGTTAAAACCGCCATTGATGCACTTATCAAGACAATGTGGGAAAAATATCCTAAAGAATGTGAATCCATCGGACTTGAAGACGGGCTTAAACATTAAAAAAACCCCTTGACACACCCAAAATCTGTGTTATATTAAATTATAGTCAACTGATGGAGAACGGTTATGGCTTACATGTCACAGGAAAAGAAGTCCAAGATTGCCCCTACGGTTAAGAAAATCCTTGCCAAATACGGCGTTAAGGGTTCGTTGGCAGTTAGTAATCACATGACCCTTGTGCTTAATATCAAGAGCGGTCCTATTGATTTCATCCAGAACTACAATGACACCGTTGGTAATCAACCTGGGGGTTTCCGCATTGGTTCGCCAGCGGTTGACCATGTTGATGTCAACCCTTACTGGTATCAAGACCATTTTAGCGGCAAGGCTAAAAATTTCTTGAAGGAAATTTTGACTGCCATGAACGATGGCAATCATGACCGTAGCGATGCACAGTCTGACTATTTTGATGTGGGTTGGTACGTTGATGTCAATATTGGCAAGTGGAATAAACCTTATATTATATCAAAATAAATTTTGAATTACGTAATAAAAAAGGCGGGAAAAATTCCCGCCTTTTCTTTATTCTATCTATATTAGATTAGAACTTTGCAGTTAGACCAAGTGCAAAAGCATCGCCAGTTGCATTGAAACTTGATGAAGTATCAAAGCTACGATATACAGTTGCGCTTACGCTATATGTTGGAGTGATGTCATAAGTTACACCAGTTCCAAGACGATGACTTTGGTAACCATACGTTCCAGTGTCAATAGCACTACGATAACGATACTGAACAGCATTAAGAGTAAGACCATCCATTACCTTATAGTCTGCATTGCCATAAAGAGCAAAGTATGGGAAGTTACCAGTGTCAACGAAACGTTCACCGATACCTGCCTTACCGCTTACAGCAATACCAGAAAATGCTGGTAGTGCATAGCCAACTTGTGCTTCGAGGTTCTGCTTTACAAGAGCATTAGGAGCCTGTGTAGTGCTTGCTGCACCACTTACAGAGAAACCAGCACCAAGATTGTGCTTGTAGGTTACGCCATAAGCATCATCGACCTTTGCACCAAAGTTGTTGCCAAGGTCTTGACCGTAAGTAACAGTCAAGCTATCATTTGAAGTAGGCGCAGTAGCAGCAACTGGTGCAGGTGCAGCAGGTGCCTTTGTCTTGCTTGGTAGATCAGTTGCATTTGCAGCAACAGTAAGAGCCAATAAAGCCATAGTAGTTGTAATAAAGTTCTTCATTATATTTTCCTTTCTGATTGTGGTTATATCATAGACAACGAAGTTTGTCTAATTTTTTCTCAAGTTAGTAATCATTTACTAATTGAAGGCAACGTTTGGTTTTTACTCCATAAGTTTTAAAATTTCGATTTGCATCGCTGCCATGCCCCCCACAATGTTGGGAAGCATAGATATTTATTCAGTGCAGAATCAACTTATAATAAAATGCACCAATATGCAATAAATATTTTTATGTTATTAAGTGAATTATACGATGAACAGCTTGTTGAAGGTCCATGGACCGATGCACTAAAACGCCTTGCAATGGCTGGAACTGTGGCAACTGGTATAGGAAGTGCAGGAATTGGTGCATATAATGCACAAAAATCACCAGAACCAATAACTACTGTGGCCCAAATACCACAAATTCAGCAAACTGACATTAAAGCAGAACCAAAGTCACAAAAAATTGAAAAACGTGTAAATCCAAACTTTCCAAAAGAGTTAGCAGATACTGGAAAGTTACAACCAAGTGAACGAGTTTCACTATTTGTAAAAACTGTTTTGCCAATGGTTGTTGCAGAAAATAACAAAATATCACAAGATCGTCGTCGTTTACAAAATGATATTAAAATATTACAACGTGGTGGAAAATTATCCAAAGAAGAAAATGATTGGGTAAAAAGTATGGTTGAAAAATATGGCGAAGATAACATGTATGAACTGCTTAAAAAAGTAGATATTATACCACCAAGCATTGCGATTGCACAAGCGGCAATTGAAAGTAGTTGGGGCAGCGATCCAAAAACTCAAAGTTCAAACGCTTTTTTTGGTCAAAAATCTTGGGCAAAAAGTGGTGGAGTAGAAGGTCCATATGGTGAACGTTATCGTGCATTTGATACACCAAATCAAAGTATTGCTGCATATATGACAAATCTCAATACACACGATGCTTATGATGATTTTCGTGATGCACGTGCGCAAATGCGTAAATCTGGACAACCAGTTGTGGGTTTACAATTAGTACCAAAACTGGTTGCTTATACGGATACTGGTAGCCAATATCCGAAAAAACTTAAAAATATAATACAGGGTCGCAATTTAGGTCAGTATGATTTACCTAAAAAATAATGCTTGACAACCCAAAAAACCAATGTTATATTGAATTATAGTTTCAAAAACAGGAGATTTTTATGCCTAATTGGTGTTATAACCGTGCTACTTTTACGCACGAAGACCCAGAACAGATTACCCGTTTGATCAACGCTGCAAAGGTTGGCAAGTTGCTCAATGAATTTCTTCCTATGCCACCTGAATTGCTTGAAGAAGCACCAATCGGTGATGATTATGAGCAAAAGCGTGATGAGATCAAGGCTCGCAATGTGCAAGAGTTTGGCTACCCAAGTTGGTATGAATGGTCTATTGATAATTGGGGAACCAAGTGGGATATAAGCGAAGTTCCCGAAGAAATGTTTGAATTGAGCAATGATGGCAAAACTGTGTCATTCTCGTTTGATACTGCATGGTCACCACCTATCGAATGGTATGACAATATTTCAGGATTTGATATCAATGCCTATTATTATGAACCAGGCGGTAGTTTCTGTGGTAAGTGGAGCAGTGAAAGCGGCGAGGATCAATATGAAATTGGTGATAATATTGAAGATGCTAAACAACGTATTCCAAGTGATATCTTGGATGCAATGGGTATCATCGATGACATGGAATCGTGGATCGAAGATAATGAAGATGAACTTGATATGGATGACGTAGAAGACGCCGAAGGTGAAGAAGATAAAGACTAAATTATTAAACCATTTTGAAAATTATCAAAAAAAAGTTATCCAAAATCCATACGTAAGAAATATGGATCAAAAATATATGGATGGCGATAAAATTGATAATTTTCAAAATGATGTTTTGCATCTATTGAAAATTTTATATAAAAGTGATTTAAGAGATTTTATCACTAATAAAACTATAGTAGATGCAGGTTCTGGAACAGGGAAATACCTTACTTTATTATCAGCATTTATGCCAAAACAAATATTAAGTGTAGAACCTGATATAAATCTTTTAACAGAGCAAATAACATTCAATAATTGTTATTTTCCTTTCTTACCAAGCAAGAAAATATGCGAAAATATTGAATTTTTTAATGAATCAATGGAATCATTTATAGTTAAAAATATCAATTTTGATACTGTTTTCTTTTTTCAAAATTGGCATTACATGACTTTTAATAATGTTATTAGTAATACAAGTGCCGATTTAGTTTTCTATACAAAAGATTCTATAGTCGATACATTTGATTTGTATAGTTTTTTAAACAAAAATTACTATAAAATTTATAAAAAAATTACATTAGATATTTCTAATGAATATTTTTTTCTAATAGCCAAAAAAGTCCTTGACAACCCATAAATCTGTGTTATCTTTGATTATAGTCAATGAAAAAGGAGAAGACAAGTGAAGCAGTTTACCTTTAAGATGGATGATGGTGGTATTTTTCTTTGTATCGCACGTGATTTCCGCAGTGCATGTTTGCTCTTTGACCAAAACCAAATGGGATTTACCGCACAAGATATTCTTGAAATCCTAGAAAAGTAAAGGATAGGGGTGGGAAACCACCCCTTATTTCTATGGTCCGTGTAATTGTAATAGACAGCAAACACAATATAAGCAAAGTTATGGAATGGTTGGAGCGCAATATCGGTCCAGTCACCAATAGCAGTCTTATAGCCGAAGGTCTGGACAATATGCCAGAGGGTGCGCATTGGAAACTTAAACGTAAAATTACAACGCCCAAAGGACAGCGAGTTGTTTCTGGACTTTTTTGTGAGTTTGATGACACAGTTGAAGAAAGCATTATCCTTTATTTTACGTTGAGGTGGGCATGAATAATAGTTTGCCCGTAGTAGGACAAATGTGGTATGATGCGCAATCGTTAGAATTAAAGTTCTACGATGGCGATGATTGGCAAATTATTAAAAAAATGAAACCTATAAAAAATGACCTTAAAAATTATTTGAATTTTGAACGTAAGTTTGCGTTATTACCGCACAGATGTGCTATATCCGAGCGTATCATTTGGTTAGAGTATGCGCAGTGTGCAGAGCCAAGCTGGATTGTTTTAGGTGATGATGAATTACTTAAATCTAAACCTATTTGGCATGATGAATATGAGCATCTAAATTGGGCAATTAAAAATGCTTAACGAAATTGAAGTGCCAAATAATATGCTGCATAAGTGGTTATATTATGAAACTGGTTTTGAACAATTACATCCAACTCCAGATATTATTCATTGGATGGAAAAGCAAAGTTATGTCTATGGTAGGGATTGGAAAGTAGATACTTTTACTGGCACACGTTATTGGATTACATTTCCTAATAAAGAAATAGCAGCATTATTTGTAGCACGATGGTCAGCATGATTAATCTAGATTTTGAAAATGGTTTTTGGATTCCGCATAATTGGACCGATTCAACCAACACCATGTGGAAAAACTTTGCTACGTATTGTAAGAGCAAAGGTGTTTTTAATGAAGTTGTGTTGTTGACCGAGTTCAATGCCAAAGCACAACGATATGCTGGTGATGATGATGACGATGACCAATGGTTTGTGCGTTTTAATACGCCAGAAGATTATACTTTTTTTGTAATGAGATTTGCGTAATGACTAAAATACGGGTCCATGATTTAGGACCGCATCGTTGGCATATGACAATCAGGTTTGACAATATTGCCGCAAATACTGCAAATTTTGAGTTTAAGAAGTGGATGGCTGACAACTATCCAGATTGTCTTTGCATACACAGATTTAACAACGGTGAACCTTATTGGGAAGTGCGTGGTGGTGATACTGCTGACCAAGCATTCATAGCTATGCGTTGGGGTGGAGAAAATAATTGACATCTTATAATTTTCTGTTATTATAATAATAAACATAGGATTTGAAATGGTTAGGAAAAGCAGCGAGATTATTGAAGATTTTATCAATTCATTAGAGAAACTTGTTGATGCTCTTGATGATGAATGGCATCATAATGATGAAGGCGAATGGCGCATGGCAGATAATATCCGCCAAAATGTGCTGCCACTTGCCAAGGAAAGGTTTAAAGAAAACCTTGACGAATATATTGATCGCAGAATTGAAACCTACTTAAAGAAAGAGAAAAACAATGACTGATGAAGCAGCCCCAAAACTAATCCAATATAAAGTATCAACACGCCATAAAAAGAGTGTTACAGAAATTGAATATTTTGTAAAAGATGGCAAAACTATCTCATATGCCACTGGTTGGCGTTGGGGATATGTCACACTGCTTGTTCCAGAGGGTGTAGACCTTGCTGCTGAACTTGATGCAGAAAACAACGAAGAAGTTGAAATTGATGGTCTTGGTTATGATATCAATGACCGTGATTTAGATGATGGTTGTTGGGATGAATGGGACTATGGTGATCTTGATGATGAAGCAATTGCCGCAATTGATGAAGCTGTTGAAGAAGAAGGTGATGCTTATAGCGCACTCGTTGATGTGTTAGGTTGGGACCAACATGATAGCATTTTGCAATTCAGTGGTCCACTTGACATTGAAAATATGGGCGAATATGTTCCATACGTTTATACTCCAGATGAAGATGAAGAAGAGGAAGAAGACGATGTACAAGATTGAAATCAGTGACGAGACCGCAGAAAGCATGTTCCGTGATATTCTCGTTGAAGACTATCGTCGTATTCGTAACGACATTTATGATTTGACTAATCGTGCAGTAGAACAAGGTGAATTGAAATCTTTTGAACAAGAAGACCTTGAACATAACAAAGAATATCTGGAAGCCATGAAGGTTATGCTTGGCTATTATTTGCCACAGAGTGAAGCAGATATTATTATCGGTGAAGCATGAAGATTGTTGAAAAACTTCATGGTATTGCAGAAGAGTGTGAACGTGGTGAACGTTCACCAGTGAGCGGCATTTCTACTTGGCCAAAAGAAACTACGGTTGAGTGGAAAGCCGCACATATTATTGAACAAGCCATGCAATCTTTGAAAACTATCATTGATACCGATGAAGTTGTGCCAGCAGATGCACTACGTTTTATGGCGCAACGTAATTATGAAATGTTGTTAGGATTATGCAATGCCGCAGACTTGGACAGTTGAACTCATTGAAGACCCTGAAACCAAAGACTTGTTACTGCCATTTCCAGAGGATATGTTAAAAGTCCTTGATTGGGAAGAAGGCACTGTTGTGTGTTGGGAAATCACTACCAATGGTTTAAGTCTTAAAAAGATGGTAAAGAAGGATGATGTGGAATGAAATGCGCATTGACAATCATCGCCACTATGTTAGTATGTGGATGTATGAAGACTGCTGACTATGAATTACCACGCAGTCCACTAACAGCAGAGCGTAAACCACTGACCGTGCCACATCGTGATTGGATTGAAAATGGTTGCTATCCAAAGATTGTAAACGGTAAAGATGTGAAAGTATGTAAATGAAAATTCAAGTTATCTCTGACCTTCATCTTGAACACGCACTCGCACCAGAAATTAAACCTGATGCCGATGTTCTTGTGTTAGGTGGTGATATCTGTTTAGCACAACATTTGTATCGTCATCCTATTAACAAAGATGGATTGCCCAACAATGCTGAAAACGGTTCAGATGCCCAACGCTATCGTGATTTTTTCAAGTATTGCAGCGATAATTGGGCAACTGTAATTTATCTTAGTGGAAATCACGAGCATTATAGTGGTCAGTGGGAGCGAACCACACCAGTGTTGCGTGAAGAAACCCAACGCTATGACAATATACACTATTGTGACCAAAACCGTGTTGATATTGACGATGTGACATTCTTGGGTGTATCACTATGGACTGATTACAATAATCACGATCCGCTTACACTTATGTCATCCCGTGATATGATGAATGACTATCGTGCTATTACAGAACATCCAAGTGAGGGGCTATATCATAAACTGCGACCAACGACGGTGCTTGCCAAACACGTAAGTGATTTAGAATGGTTGCGTGTTCAGTTGTCACAGTTACAAGACCGTAAAGTTGTAGTTTGCACACATCACGCACCAAGTCATAGTAGCATTCACCGTGACTATACGCATCAGCATATCATGAACGGTGCTTTTGTTAGCAATCTGGATGAATTTATTCTTGATAATCCACAGATTAAACTATGGACACATGGT